AACTCAACGCCGTTATTCCAGCAATTTACCCACAAGTTACATGCTTCAACTTTTTCAGGCTCAGCGGCGTTGCTGTTAAGCACGTTTAATGCGTTTTGTAGCGCAGTTGGAGTGTTCATTGCATCCAGCTCCGTTTGTAAAAATTCTAAAGCTTCGTTCATTTTTTATTAATTAAAACTGTGTTATATGGTAAACTAATTATTGAATTTAAAGGTAATTGTTTTCCGTCAATTGTTACAACTGTATTGAACATTAACCCGTGTTCTTCCAGTACTGATTCTATTTTTTTTTGAGCAACTTCTAAATTTTTTCGTTGCAGTTCTTCAATTTCTTTTATCATAATAATTGAATTGTTTTGTTAATTCCTCCAACCCTTACATAAATATCTGCTCCGTCAAACCATATATCTCCCTCGTTTGGGCTTGTAGGCGCCACGCCAGAATTTATCCTTAATGAGGCTGCTGATAATGTGCTGGCACCTAAATTTAAAATTGATGTCGGATTAGTTGTACCTATACCAACATTACCAGTACTAGCGGTAATTTTCATTCTTATAGAATTTCCAGCTAAGAATGAAACATTATAACCATTTAAAAAAGAACCTATATAAACGTAACCACCACCTGCTGATTCAGAGGCTTGTAAGCCTCCAAATACTTGATTTGATGAATTTGTTAACTCAAGCCCTGCTTCCGAAGTACCAAAACTCCTAGCTCTTATTTTTGAAGCATTTCCGGCTACTGTTAAAATATCGGAAACAAAAGTCAAATTAGGACTATCTATCAGTCGTCCATTTGTTGTTGTGTGGGGTATTCTGCCCGATGTTAAGGCTATATCGTTTAACGTTAACTCTTTTACGCTGGTAGATGTAGTTAAAGTAACATAATATTTGTCTGTTAAAAACTGAAAATCACCAGCTAAATTATTTGATGTTTTTAGTGCTGATGAGTTAAGCTTAAAAGGAGCTTTCGTGGATGTTCCTTGAGGTAAATCCATCCAAGCCAATGGAGTTGTAGATGTTCCTATGATTAATCCGGCAGAATTAAAAGTTGCTACATAATTACTATTATTTCCTATTCTTATGTTTCCAGACGAAGAAGGAGAGTTTATATTTGTGTCGCCTCCGTTATAAGAAATTCCTGGGTTAATATCGACACTTTCAATTATCCTGTCGTAGTTAAGATTTTGTAAATTAATACCTTTTATTTTAATAGAATAAATTAAAGCAACACTAGCATCTGTAAAAGTTCCAGATGTTACCCATGTTCCATCAGACGGGTTGAGATTCGCTGTAACCACAATCCCACCCGATGTTTTAGGCGTTTCATAAGTAGGTTTATTTGAAACGTTAATTTTTGAAAGAATGGAGTTCCCTGAGTCTCCAAATTCCCCTGCATTGATTGTCGCTCCTGAAGGTAACGTGACTGTTCCGCTTGTTCCTGAGACAATCTCGTAATATGTGATTTTATATTCTGCATCTTCTAAGTTTGTTACTCTTGCTTCTAAAGCAGTAGTATCTCCACCGGGTGCGCTAGATAGAGATATTACCTTTTTAGATTTTACAAGTGTCATTATCCGTAATAAATTATATTGCAAACGTGAGAACCACCATCCGTGCTTATTATCTTAGAAGACCTACAGTTTTCATTTCCTGTTATTGTATATAAATCGCCGTCTCCTAAATACATTCCGAGGCTGGACGTAGGTGTTTGTCCACTCATTGTTAATCTTGCAATGTGTGTTGAATCTGTTGGCGTTCCTGACTTCCTCAACCTTATCTCTATAGATTTAACATCAACATCTTTTAGCGTAGTAAACGGAAAAAACTCAGCAGTGCCAGATAACGTTAAAGATTCGTGATAAATGGCTACCGGTTCACTCTTAAAAAGAGCAATTAATGTATTAATGAGCTTTTCCATGAAGATGTAAAAAGGCGGCTTTCGCCGCCAGTTATTATTTCAGGATTGTATCTGAAGGCATCCCAATGAAGTAGCTACAAACCAAGTCTGGGTCGCCGGTTGAAATGTTTGTATATCTGTAAGTTGGGATAATTTCATCTCCAGCCTCGAAAACCATTGGCGTGGTTCCAACAGAGTAAACTGGATATGTTACGCCGTTGTATTTTGTGGTAACGACACCGTTTATGTCAACGCAAACAACATATTCTTCATGAGAACCATCAATAGGAACCACTGTTGTGGTTGTTTCTACCGTCGTTTGGTCGTTTAAAATACCCCATGTGTAAACAAGATCTGCTTTAAATCCAATGCCAGCAAAATCCGTGTAGTTATTAAAGTCTGCTGCGTGGGAGGCTTTCTTTCTTAATGCCACGTAAAGGTTCGCATCAGTATGGTCTGCACAGGTGTTTTTGAAAATAAACGTATAGGGCGATTTGCCAACAATAAACGATTGCTTATTTGTGGTTAATAATGATGGGGTGTACTCAGCGCCCTCTCCACCAGTTAAATCTTGGTCTAAAATAAGGCCTGAATTTGATTCTGTTGGAGTTGTATTTGATTGAGTTCCTATCTGACTTGCTATTTGAGCGCCATAAATAGAAACAACTTTATTTCCGTCGCCTGCTGTTCCAGAAGGAACGGCTCCAGATGCTGGCCCTTGAAATAAAATAGGAGAGTCGTAAAATTCAACAAAGTGATTTCCTGAATAAACTTCAGCCATTAATTTTCTCATTTCCTTTTCAAAGTAAAGGAACCCAAGGCGGTTTGATGTAGATGAGCCGGTGCCGTTATCAACGAAAACAACAATAGCGCTTGGAACAATGCTCAGCGAGTTGCGTCCACCATAAGCATTTGAATACCCATTATATTGAATAATAAACGCATCGTAATTTTGACCATCAACCGCATACTGTCCTGTTGATGTTTTAGGAGCAACTCCATAATTTGAACCGTAAAAATAGCCAGAAATAAGCCCGTTGTAAATAGGGTCAACAACTGGCTTAGAAGCGGCTAAATCAGCACCTAATCCAAAAGAATAAATTGCCGGAGTGTAAATGCTGTAATTTGTAGCAGCAAAACCAGAGTCATCTGCGTTTTGAACTGGACGAACCCTTGAAGCCCCCTGCCTACCACTTCCACTTGAAGTGTATGGAGGGTAATATCCAGGTTTGTCAGTTACTGCAATTCCGTTGCCTGACCCCAAAGATGTAGCCGTAACAAAAGCCTCTGTATCTTCATTAATCCTAGATACGATAGCAGTATGAATTTCTTCACGTTGGTCAGCAGCTGTTCCCGTAAGAGTGCTTGGGGCGAGATAAGAGTAAAGTTTTGGAGACGCATTTGTTCCAATCTCCTCCATTCCAGGATATGAAACAGAAACAGTGTAGGCCTTTCCGCCTACCGGAGTGTAAGAAGTTGTCCCTACACGTGTTACTTGTTGTACTTCTGCCTTGCTAGTAATCTGATTAATAGCTGTAATGTTTGATTTTTCAATACTTTGAGCACCCGCAATAGTTACTAAACCATTGCCGCTAATTATGTCCGCAGCAGAAGATGTGCGGAATAATATTGCCGGTTTTTGTTGTGACATTTTTTAGTTTTTTAAAAGTTAATAAGACAAAATTACCTTCAAAAAAAGTGTATTTATAGAAACATATAATTTAGTTAGGACTGAGAGGCTTCTTTTTCTATAAACTGCGACTTACTATAATCCTGCGTGTTTCCTGACATTATCTCGGCTGCCATTTTAGCTATTTGCTCATGTGTTGATTCTGGCAATTCTATTGATGTTGTTGCAGAAAGCAACATTACTTCGCCTTCCGTTATTGACGTTGTTCCAGATGCAGTAAATGTACTTCCGATGTTATACGTGCTTCCTGCGTAAGTAGTTGGCTCAGTGCAAACGTAAATAGAGGCGTTTACAAGAATGTCTGTTGAGTGCAACAACTGAGATTTTTTGCCAATTGTGAAAATGGCTGGTTTTTTTATGTAATCAAGTTTAGCTTGAGTAATGGTTCCGCTACCATGGTATAATTTAAATCCGATGGATGTTTGAATGTAGTACGGTTTTTTGTCTGTTGGTTTCCTGTAAGTGTCGTTAAGTAAAGGCCCAAGTTTATTTTGGGTAGTTGGGCGACAATAAACTTCTACTGATGAAATTGTAATAAATAAAGAGGTCAATGATAGGTAATCGTTTGGGTATAAAGCGACATCAGATGATGGGGCCGCACTTTGTGTTTTTTGAAGGGAATAAAGTTTGTCTGAAACAGCCTGGCTTCTCTGAAACCCAATATCGTCTGTAATAGATGCGATAAATTTCTTTATCGCATCGTTTACAGCGTTGTCATATTCAATCCGTTCGTATCTAGCGCCCCTTGTGTTGTCGACGTAGAAATCAATACGGTTTTGTGTTTCAATAGCATTCATTTAGGTTAACCACCAGCTTCACGTATTTTTAAATTTAGCTTATCTATACTGTCCCTTGTTGGCGTGTAAACGTGAAGCGGACGTATTTTATATTGCCGTGCTTTCTCCAACGATACTTCAAGCTCTTTAACAAGTTCAGGATTGTCAGATTTAATATCTAAAGCAGTTTTTTCAGATAATTTCTTTTCTAACTCCTCTATTTTTTTCTTGTAAGCCTCTACCTCTGGCGAAGTTATGTTTATTTTTTTTACGTGCTCTGCTTTTTCTTTATGACTTATTTTATCCCTAGAAGTAAAATCTAAGGTTGTAAATATGTCCGGGTTTTTAATGAAAAATTCAATTACCTCTGGCTCATTGTGACCAAGTGGCCTACCCAAATATGTGTAGCCCGTAAGAGGTTCGTGCATAATTGTGCTTGTGCTAAGGCATCTTTTTAAAACAGTTATCCGCTCTAAATTCGGATTGTCCATGACAGACAAAAACTCTTTTGGGTTTTTATACGCACGTTTTAATACCTCTGCGGTAACAGTTGTGACAGAAACATTTTCAACCATAATACCAAGGTTTCTAGCCACGTTAAACAGTTTTTCTCCAGCTAAACCCTTAGCTATTTGAATAGCCCTCTCCATGTCGTTAACACGTTTAATTTCTTCCATGTTAGCCTTTTCAAGGTCATGTTCCCTTATTAAATGCTGCTGAACCATAGGGCTTAGATTTGGGCTTCCTATACAAATGGAACTGTTGGACACCACGATTGCTTTTTTCCTTTGGTCTGCAACACTTAAGTCAAATGTAGTTTCACCGCCTAATGTAATCTCTAAAAATTTTGGTTTTTTAGAGGTGCTTGAAATGTCAACCAATATGCCAATATTGACACCAGTTCTTTTATCCCTTGTGTTTGCTACTGAAACATTTGGGTAAATATTTCTTTCGCCTTTTTTGGTGAATTCAAACATGACCAATCCCTCATGGGGATATTCATATTTGTCAAAATCAATTATTTTATGCTCCATTCCTGTTAAATCAGTAACAGTAGTAAATGGAATACTTTTATCTACGGCTTCACCGCCAACTAATGTTGTATTCATTTTTATTGTTTTTTATAATTAATAAATTAAGCCCCGGAATAAACCGGGGCTATTTGTTTTACACTCCTTTGTAGAGAATTGCACAAAGGTGGGCACCGTAAACATTGAACATCGTTTCTGAAAGAAAACTGTACACATTTTTGTCAGCTTCAGAAACAGCCATGCCTTTCATGCCGCTTGTTCCAACGAGTGTTGTTTCAACAAAATCACGTTTGATTCCGTTAGCTTCTTTACATATAACCTCCATACTTGGCTTGCTGTCGCTTGTTGATCCAAAGAAATACATATTGGAAGATGAAAGAAGTTTACCGTCATTGCCTCTTGCAGGGAATAAGTCTTGGTTATCAAGAGCGGGGTGAACAATAGCTAAAATTGGAGAGCCGTCAATGTAAATTGTTTGATAATTTACACCCGAATTCACGTTTGGCCCATATTGACCACCTTTGCTAATATCGTAAGTCAATCGAACGTTATTTGCAGAATTGTATTGTCCAGAAATACCCCTTAACGTAGCGATACCATCCATTCCGGTAACGCAAGCAAGCTTAATTACATCGTATGCGTTTGAATTGTTTAGTATTGCGTTTTTAATAGATACTAATTGGTCGAACGTAACTTCTCCGTTAGTTCCTGCGCCAACAAAAGTATTGTTTCCTGATACCTGCTCTTCAAAGCCATCGCCGATAGATATTGGTAATCCTGTGTCAGGGTCAAGTCCAAGTTTTGATTCGGCACTATAAGAACCGTCTGCGTTTTTATGTGAAGAAACTCCCCACCATGCAGCACGCTCTCTTTCTGCGGCAAAAACAGAACGGCCCTGTGCAACTTTTTGATGCAACCAACCGATAGGCGTTCCATCTTCCCATTCATAAATCAACACGTCTGATTGAGCGCTGCCTGTAATCGGCATTGTTTTACGCTGAATAGTCATGCTATTCATAAATGTAGCTGGAGTTACATCTCGGCTATCAGAGGTTAACGAACCTTCTGAATACGCAGTGCTGAAAGGGAAACATTGTTCTATTCCAGCAACGTGAGTGGTGTAGTTAAATGCCGTTCCGTTCACAGAGCGGAAATTGTAAGCAAAGCCGCTTGATGGAGTTCCCTGCCCTCTACTTACTACAACCGCTGTAAAACCGGAAGCAAAACGAACCGTGTGATTCTTATATAGAACCTGGTCTTTCATAAGCAGTGTAAAAGAACCATCTGCCCCTGAAGCTCCCTGTTGACGGGCAATCATTGAAGGTTTTTCTATTTTACCCTGAACATCAAAACGGTAAGTGTTGCTGCCAATCCCTTTCTCGTGTTTAACCATGTTAAGAGACGACTGCCTTCCGGTGTCGTTTGTGTTAACCCAATAATCGCTTCCAGAACCTCCGGTAATGGCGTTTGGGTTAGTTACCAATGCGGCTAAAAATCGCTGACCTCTTTTTTCAAGGAAATTTCTAACGTGAGGTTTTAATATGTTACTCTCGTTTAAGCTTAATTCTGTTGTGCAGCTTTCCTGTGAGAATCGCTCTGTTCTCACTTTTATCTGGCCGCCATTTGTTTGTGACATGATTTAAAAAGTTTTTATGGCAGGTCTTGTAATCTATCCTGCCCGGTTAATGATTTGTTTTGTTGCGTTCTACCTCCACCAGCTATCTCTGGCTTTATGTTTAATTGCTCCTTCATTTTTAATGCAGTAGCGTTGTCAAGCGCTCTGGCTTGCATATATTCAACTGCTTTTTTTCCGTAGCGATTCCACATTAAAAACTCAGCTTTTATTTCAGGGTTTTTCATCAACTGCTCAAAGTTTTTTTCATAGTCTTTAAGCAAATTGATTTTGTTTTGGTCATTCAGTTTAATGTCCATAAACGTTGACTTTCTGTTCAACGCCGCTTGCACGGTCTTTAAATCTTCCTGCCTTTTTTGTTCCCTTATTTGATTTTGCTGTGCGGTAAAATATTGTATTTGTTGCTGTCTTTCCAGCGAAATTCGTTTTTCGTAATTGTTGATGTCAACCATCAGTAACTTATATTCAGCATCCAGTTTACCACTCTCTTTTAGAGCCTCCATTTTGTGGTCAACCAAATCCTCCGTAATGCCTTCAGTACGTGAAATGTTTAATCTAACAAGTTGTTCAGGAGTCATCTGCCTCCATTGTTTTATTTCTTGAAAAGGAGCGTTTATCTGTTCCAGAGTTTGGCCTGATTTCATTAACTCAATGGTTAGCATAGCCTCGGCCTGTGTTTCTTGTGGAAACTGACTGACGTATTCATTAATACTAAAATTGTTTGCCTGTTCTTTGGCCTGTGCTATTTTAGATTCGTGCAGTTGTTTAAATACATCATATCCGTTTTCTTCCGAATAATCCTGTGGCACTTCAAAGCCAAGGTCTTCCATTAAAGACTTCCAAGAACCTTCTTCGGGTTGCGTTTCAGTGACTTCGGTATCATCAAATATCGGTTCCTTTGCTGGTTCTGCTTGAGTTTCCTCTGTCGATGCAGGATTTTCCTGTTCATCTAAAGGTTTTAATTCTGGCGTTTCTGGTTTATTGGTTTCCTGACTTGGCGTTTCCGTTGTGGTCGGAGTTTCTAAAATGGCCAACCTATCCTGTCCGCTTTCAGGCTTAACCTGCTCCTGTGGAGTTGCTGTGTTTGTTTCCATGTAATTAATTGATAATCACAAAGTTATATTTGCCAAGTCTTAAAGTAATAGAAACTTATAATAATTAATAATTTCCAGTAATGATTTTATTTTCGGACTCAATTTGATTTTCAACCATTTTGCCCTTCATTTTGTTATTATCTATCGCAATTTGCCCTTCGGTTTGTGCGGCTATTTTATTTATATCGTGGGTTTGTATATCTTCCCTGTTTTCTCTTGAAATCTGAAGCTGCGTTTCTAATTTTTGCTGTTGCATTTCAGCATTTGCCTTCATTTGTTCTTGAGCAGATTGCTGAGTTAATTTTTCAAGCCTTTCAAATCCATCCTCAAGGGCTTTTTCGGCAGCAACTGTGCTTTCTGCCAATTCGTACCTAAGTGCGTCTACCATAGATACTTGTTTAGAGTTGATACCATATTCCATGTATCTATCTAGCTTATCTTTTAATTTAGCGTATCTGTTTCCATCGTCAATATAAATTCCATAGTCACGGTTGGCAATTTCTTTAGTAACTAAATAATTGTATTTGTCGGTTCCTAGAATTTGCTCACCCTGTTCTAATTGGTAAAAAGCCCAACTTATTTTTGTTGCGTTTACAATTCGCTTAAGTGTTTTTTGGGTGTGCAACTGCATTTGGTAAAACAAAGGTTCGGTAATAGTTCTTGAGTTTTTAAGCCCTTGTTGTGCGTTTGAAACTGTTGACGAAGCCGGAATAGACCCCTCCCTCATTTCGTTTATTCCTGTTATCCTATCTAAAGAGGCAATTATTTGATTTTGAAGCGTGAGAAGTTGTGGGAATGACTGAGAAAACCCCAAGTCAAACTCTTTAAACATATTTGACAGGTCAGCGTTTCTGCCGCCCATGTTACCAGTAGCCATTGAGTTGTACGTAACAAATCCGTCGTCAATAAATTCCTGAATAACTTTCGATAAACTTTTATCTTTTGGTATTGCGGCTAAATCATAAGAAATCGCTTTGCCTTTTGCCTTAACAAGTTCTTTCATTATGAGGTATTCTGTTATGTCGAATTGAACCTCAAATTTTTCAATTAAAGCCTGTAAAGAAATTCTTTTACCGCTTGTGGTTCCAAACAGAGCGCCTCCATAAGAATAGCTGATTACATAAGCAGGATTGTCAACGCTTCTTTGTTGATTTTCCTTTCGCTTTATGTTTTTAAAAACTACCCTTCCGATTGAAGTTCCTTCCCAAAGGTCTTCGGTATATCTTATTTCTATTTTAAACTCACCCTTATTAACGCCCTTATTGTATTTAGCCTTGTTTTTCTCGTAAATATCTGCCGGAATTTCTTTTACAATTTCTTTTGTTTCTGAATCATAAGAAAGCTGTGCAGGAGTTTTAGGCATTATTTTGTAGTAGTGCGCTCTAACCGACTTCCATTCTACGTGAACAACATCTACCTGTCTTTGACTGTTGGTAAACCTTACTCTCCTGTCATTTGGGAAGTCGGAATTACCTTTAATCTTATCAGCTTCGTCTTTAGTTAAATCAAATCGTGTAATAACTTCATGGAAAGGCACCCACTCTCTACCACCAGCAATAGGTGTTTTTTCTAAAAAGTCATCGCCTATTATTTCTTCATAAATAGCATCACGAACGTCAAAAACCTTATAAAAAACTTTACCGTTTTTATCTAAATCAACACGGTTCCAGCATTCAGAAGTTATCCTTACGTGTCGGAACTCTTCGGATAGCTTAAAGTGAACGTTTAAAGCCTTCATCTGCTCATTTAACATCACTTGCATAATGTCTTCCTGCAAATCTTTAGGTGACCAGTTTTTAAGTTCTTCTACGGAGTCAGGTATCTTAACGCCATTCATAACGTCAATGCCAATAACCTCTTTTATTTTCTCAATCTCTTTTTTTGCATAGACAGAACCGTAAACTAAATCCCTTTGCGCCATTTTATCAACCATTGCAGTTCTGTTGATTGTATTTACTGTTGCGCCAAGTGGGCGACCTAAAAATTCACCTTCAAGTAAATACTGCTTACCCCTACCCACTTTGTAGGAATAAAAAGGCGCTCTCGACTCTTTTCCGTGCGATTTAGTAATCCACAGTTCCGATTCTTTAGTCCTAGTTCCGTTATACGAATTGTAAAGACTGGTGTACGACTTTTCATTCTCCTCCCTGCTATCTAATATAGATAGTCCGTATTTTACGTTTTTAATACCCCATTCCTCTGTTTTTTCGGATTCAGGAACGTTTTGTAGCGGCTGATTCAATTTTTAAAGTAATTGATAATCACAAAGTTATGTTTGGGTAATGGGTATTTATAGAAAGATGTAATAATTGAATGAAATAATGTATAACTTTGTATGACATTGGTTTAATAGGGCTATAATGATTGATGGAATTTCAATGGCAGCTTTTGCCAAACCGCTGTTACCTGCTGGGCGGATTATCAGTAGGAATTAAAATAGAAACGAAATGTTTAATAAGAAATTCAAAGTTAGAGTAAAGTATTTTGCAAGAGACAAATACGAAGTGCAGTTTGCTCATTACTTTTTCATACCAATTTACCATTCGCTATGCTTTTGGTTTGAACAAACATTAACAGGTGGAACACAATGTTGGTCAACTCGTTTAATGGACTATCAGAGTGCCGAAGATTTAGCCAAAAGTTTAAAGTCAATTGAAGATGTTAGAAAGTGGTATGAAAAAGATGAAGCAAAAGAAAAGGACTTTTACAAAAGGCAAAAAGAGTATTATGCTAAAAATGTTCCTTATGATACAAAATACTTTTAGTAGCAGTATCGTAGCCTTGCAGGTAACGTTTTGCAGCTAATGGCTGTGAGCGTCTGCAAGTGGGCTGAAAATAGCCATTAGGTGCTGTTAGCACCAGTTAAAGTGGGTAGGGATTAATAACTAAAAACTAACAATATGATACAAATAATTAATTGTAAATGTGGAAAAACTTTTGCGGCTTGCATGGAGCCTGAGTGTTATACTGATACAGAATGGAAACGAGAATTAACCAAATATGTAAAAGGTGGATGTTCTGTAAAAATGGTTAATAGTGGAGAATGGCAATTTGAAAAATGCGAATGTAAAAAGCAAGATGCAAAAGTGCCAGATTTATTTACCGAACCGAGCGTTGGCTAATTGGTGCTAACTACTCGCTACCCGTCATAAATTACAAGTAACTATGAATCAAATAGTTGATAAATTTAGTGTACAAAATGTTGTACATTTTAAGCAAAATTACAAAGCAATTGTACAGGATATTGTACACGACACAACTGGAGTTATAATTAAGAAAGTCTAATATAAACCGTGTTTGAGGCCCTGAAAAACAAAGCGCCTTCTCCTGTTGCAACTAATGAAGATGTGCCTCCGCAATAAACAACTGTTGCTGTTCCGTTTATAGTTATTCCGCTAGACGATGAAGGGTCGTTAACTAATCTAACATGACCGCCTACTGGTAATCCAGCGCCTTGATTTAATGTAAAATCGGTTGATCCGGAGTTAGTTATGTGAAATATCTTATTGTTGTCAGATGCCCCAACTACAACGGTTACAACATCAGCTCTATAATTCCAATAAAGTGTTGACGCTGCATTTGCATCTTGTTTTGTTGAAATTGCCGTTGTTATATCGGAAGTAAGCGCCAGTGTCCCTGTTCCTGAAGGAATTGAATGAGTATTAAGGGATAGCTTATTTGTTAATGCAACTGGGGCAGAATTTTTTGTAGCGTCTGAAGTATTATCTACGTTTGGCAAACCAACATCGGACTTAAATATTCCGGTTGGTGAATTTATTACAGGAGAAGTAAGTGTTTTATTAGTAAGCGTTTGGCTTCCGGTCAAGGTAACGACATCAGTTCCTACAGTTATGGTTGGATTTCCAGATACACCGTCGCCATTTGCAACTGTAATTAAATTACTGGTTCCTGTTATGGTTCTTGGCGCAAAGGTTGCTGATGCGGTTCTTGTTATTATCCCGGTTGTAGTCAGCGCTGCAATCGCTGTAAGGTCAGCGTCTAAAGGCTGTTTAGCTGTAATGTCAGTAGTATTTGTGTTAACCTGCGTTATGGCAGCGTTAATCTTTGTTCTTATCGACGAACCACTTTCTCCGTCTGAGTATGTTGATAAAGGCATATTAATTAAAATTAGGGTAGTTTTTCCATGTTGCTGCGTCTATCCAGTAGCCATTGTCATTCCAAAATCCTGTAGCTAGTAACCATATCTTATCCGACACATAAAGCCCCTCTGTTAACGTGTTCATTTTTCCAGCTAACTTAATTATGTTAGCTTCTGTAAAACAATCATCAGTGCTTTCAATGGTTCCGTTTGTTGAATAATGCTTTGTGTAATAATCTTCCAGTATTCGTGTCCAGTTAGTTGTAATTACTAACTTGTTTTCAATGCAGTTTAAATCCTCTCCGTTTTCTCTGTAAGTTTTTATCTTAACAACAAGGTTGTGCGAGTAGGTTTTGCCCTGCCTGATTGACTTCAATATTAAATCCTGTGTTAACATCCGCAATCACCGCTACAAAATAGTTTTAACTCATTAAGTGCGTTTAAAGCCCTTGTAAGGTTTCCGTCCTCAGAGGCTAAATCGGCTACATAAAAAAGAGATTCTCCGTAAACAAGTCTTTCTCTTGCCGAATTAGAACAAGAACAACTTGGGTCTATGTCTGCCCATTTTTTATCAATGCAGCATCGTGAAGCGCATCCTACAAACTTACTTCTGGATGAGCTGTATTCAAACGCATCGCCATCCCAAGTTCCACTTAAAATGTATTCAATGGTATAAACATCGTCTGCAAAAGTTGGTATTGTAACTCCGTAATTTCCGGTTAATTCAAACTTATTATCTGAATCGAAAGGCCAAGTCGTGTTTGTTATTTCAGTCAGCACGTTTGTTGCCGTTCCTGAGTTTATGGCCAGTGTAGCGGCTGTTATTACACCACTGCTTAAAGTAAAAACGTATTTTAATGTTGTGGCAGTAGAATTATAAGTGAGGTTTAATTTAACTTCTGCCACGTCGCCAACTCCAATAACGTCACCGGTTCCATAATCGGATGTGGTGTCGTTAAATAAAAGTCCCGAACAATCGTTATTAATTATTTCAATTACTAAATTAGGCGCTGCCATTTACACAAAGGTAAATGGCCCCTATTTTTAAGTAATAGAAACTTGTAATAATTACGAAGGAATTAGATTTGAGGCTTTGTTGTACGGAACCAACTTTTTACCCGATTTTTTAAACTTCTTTTCGTCTTCATCCCAAACCGCTTTTAAAGCATCTAAAAAGTTAACTATTGTCATTATACTGGCAGCCGGACTACTTAGCAAGTATTTAGCTTGGTCAATGTCATAGATGAATAAGATTTGCTCCAAGGCCTTGTTAAGGCTTATTACTTTTTTCCTTATTTCGTTATCATCGTCGTCACCATGAGTAGCAGCTAGTAACGTGCCAATTACAATAGCGCCGTAAAGATTTTTCCTAAAGTCTTCGTTCTTAATTACATCTTTAAATTTTCCTGAAAACAATTGGTCTTTAAATTCACGTATAGCGGCTTTTGACAAACTTCCACGTTCTGACTCACCGTATGAGTTGATTATCTCTTTGCCAAACCTGGTTCTAAACCAGTCAAACATCCATAGTTTAAACTGAGCAGCAGAGCGCCCTGCTTCAAACCTCATAAAATTTCTGGCATCCTTATCAGAGTATTTGCCTTGTACATTTGAAACTTTGGTTTTGTATTCGTTTATTTTCTGCTTTAAGTCGGCCTTCTCTTTGTCGGTTAGACTTTCTTTTATTTGAAGTTCGCCATCCTCATCGTATTCAAAAGAGTCATATTCAGCATCGGTTAAATGGCCTAAGAACTCTGAACCCTGAATGTTTATTTCACCTGTTTTCATGCCAATAAAAGCCAACTGGCTTAATAATTTACCAGCCGTTGCCCTTGGATTAGAATCAGAATCAATATTTACTACGTTAAACTTCTTTAATATGTCTAAGGCGTATTTATTCACCGCTCCATATCCGGCCCTGTTTTTGCCTAAAAATAGTCTTGCCTGTCCTTTTGCCAAATGCTTAAATCCATCTTCCCTTATGGTGTTGTAATTACCTATGGCTAAGTTAATGATGTTTGCAGGTACGTTAAAGCCCATTACAGTCAAGCTGGTAAAATGTCTTAATACCGAAAGTGCTTTGTCAACAGTAGGGTCGGTTTCTTTTATGGATTCCTGATACAACTGCCTGGCCTTCCATTCTTCCAAAAACTTCAACGTGTTTTTATAGTCTTTCTCTTTCTCGAAGCCAAGGTTTTTATAAAACGACTCTACCGAATCCACAATTGGAACAACGTCTGCCATGTATTTAATGTGCATTTTGTCCTCAATGTATGAGTTTACAGCTTTGTAGAAATCTTTTGAGTAACCTTTATCCTTTGGTCTTGGCTGGTCAAATCTGGAAGTCAATTGCCCGTTCTTTTTAATGTAATGGTTCGACTTTTCAGGCTTGGCTTGTTTTGAAAGTTTAATTAAATGATAAATGCCTTTAACTGGATTCTTTTTAGCATAGTCAACTAATTTTTTCTGTGCTGTTAAATAGCTAGCGGTTTCTTCTTTTTTGGTTTCGGGATTGTAAAAAGTAACATCCTTATCGGTAGCGGTTTTATTTATATAAGAGTTAATGGCAGGCATTAATCCCTCATTTCTGTAAACCTCTCTAAATCCTGGGTCTATCTTTAAAAGCTGGCTTTCCGTTACTTCGTCGGGTATTTTATCTTTGGTAAGTTCTCTTACAAATTCAAGGTATTCAATCTGAGCTTTTGTTAAGTTGTCCGTGTTGGTTCTAAGGTGGCCGTCTTCGTCAAGATACTCAAAGTATTTAGCTGAATCCGAACTAAACAAATCTGTTACCAGTCCAAGTTTTCCGTTCTTTTCTTTTATAACAGCCTTGCCTAGTTTTTCATGCTTTCTTTTAAGGGAGTTTGCTTCTTCAATTTGATTTAATGAGCGTTCCCTGAAAGTGTTATTAAGAGCTTGAATGATTGGGAATTTCTCACTAACTTCTGATAATGCTCCTGTCCATAAGAAAGCCCAACTCATATCTTCTGAATCAACGTTGTCTTCTATGAACTTATCGTTTTCTCTAAGTGTTTCAAGTTGCTTTTTGTTTAAGTATTGAGCAATGTTATTCTTAGCTTCTTCAAATTCTTTCTTACCGGATAGTTTGGCGGTTTTATATAATTCGGTTAATTCTTCTAAACTGTATTGTTCAAGATTACTGAGTGTTTTAAGCTGTTTTTTACTTTTCTTATACTTTCTAAAAGCGGCCTTATCTTCGGCCAGTTTATCCAAAAGTTGCGCCCTTACATCTTTAAGATAAAGTCGGTCTTCTTTGCTAAGTTCTTTGTCCTTAAGTAAGGCTTCTATATTTTCAAGGTCGGATTCGGTTTCTGTTGAACGTCCTGAACCTTCTTTAAAGTCGCTAAATTCTTTTTGATACTTTATAGTTCGTGCAACTTTTTTCCTTGTGTTAATGCCATAAATTATTTGCCTTGCAAGGTTTTGAGCAACATTTTTTTCTATGCCTAAGTTGCGTTTTAACCAGTCAAATATGTATTGCAGGTATTGTAAGAACTTATTTTTTTCATACTCTGTTTCAAATATATTTGCGCCCTCTCTGCCAATAGCTTCTGCTAAGACCTCGTTTTCAAGTGCCTTACCACTTAACTCAGGGTATCTCTGCTCAATTTCTTTCCAAAGCGGTGTGTCTTTTAGTTGCTTAACAGCTAATTTCACAGCAGGGATTTCTCCCATAGCATCAAGCATAATGTGAGCAGCTTCGTGTATTGGCGTGTCGTTACCTGCATAAAAAGGATTAATGGATAACGTATCGCCTTTTAATTTACCGGCTACTGGTTTGCCTTTGTATGAAATTGTTTTATCGTAAACAACCTTAACTTTAGGGAAGTTGGTTTTAATAACTTCGGTAATTTTCCCTAAAACATCGTTTTTGGTGAGCGACCTTTTTTGGTCAAATAGTGAGGTTTGAGATTCGGGCTTGCTAATGGCCTTGTTAAGTTTTTCTGATGCTGCTTTATAGTCATTAACGGCTTTATCGTAAACTGCTTTAAGTGGTTCAATAGCCTCATTCCTTGCATCTAAAGTGGCTCTTTCGTTAAACAGTAAATCCGGCGAATCGGACTTCCTTTCGCCAAATAAATCCTCTTGGTCTTGAATTAGACCTTTGTCAAGTTCTTTTCTTTTGGATTCGAGTTCTTTTTTTGCTTTCCTTAGTTTTGCCTCAGCGTTTTCAAGTTCTTTCTCAGCATATTCAATCTCAGCGCTTTTTTGAAACTGGTCTTCGAGTCCCTCGTTTAAAGTTATACCCTTGGATTCAACCCACTGTAAAAAGCCATTTTCATCCTCAACAATCTGTGTAATAACTTCATCTGTTTCGGTTTCAGCTTCTTCAATAACGGATTCAACGTAATTAAGTTCTGTGTCATTAACAATAGGGTCAAGGGCTTCTGATAACTCCTGTTCTTGTGGCGAAAAGTCTGTTCTTTCAACGTTGGCGTAACGGGAGTTGATACTCCTTGCCATTTGTGTACGGCTTGTAAATTCCCTTAACACATCTTCAACTGCGTTTAAGTAATCAATAACATCAAAGTTTAATTCTGAGTTGTTTTCCCATAATCTATGAGCAATTTCACGCCTGTTTAAAGTACCTTTTTTAACAAGTTGAATCCTTGAATTAAACTCAGTTTTATCGCCGTTAAAGAATTTTTGTAAGTCTTTTGAATCAATGTCGCCTTTATTTATGAAGTACTGTAAGGCAAGGTCATAAGGAGCAAAAACCTCACGGTCTAAGGCAAATCGTTGTTCTGGGTGTTTAATTGCCCGGTTTGATTTTTTTGTTCCTGTTCTGAGTTTAACTTCTGTTCGTTCAGTTTCTTGTAATTTTCCCTTAGCCTCTGAACTAACTTGGTTATTGTCCCCGGTGGCAGGTTCCTTTCTGTTAGTGGTATTGACTTTTCCATCATCAGCTAAGGTAGGCATTTCTGACTTAATTGGCAAATCTTCCGGCTTACTTATGCTGCCTTCATAAACTTTTAACTGCTTAACTGGCTTATTTACAGGCTCATTAAACTCAATTTCGGGACCATCATCAACCTCTTTAATGGTTTCTATGTGGTCAAGTTGTTCTTTTTGGGTAACGTCAGGAGTAAAAGTGCCTCTATTAGTTGATTTCATCCAACCAATAAACTTGCCGTTATCTTTCCTGAACGCTTTTATGTGTTTTGACGTGTCGCCATCATTATCTTCAACTTCATAAACACGTATTCCAATAGGCGTTCCCTCTGGAAATTCGGTATTAAACCGTTCCTGTCTAAAATTACCTCTAAACCCTCCTGATTGTTCGGTATCTGGGTACATACGTAACATTGAACTGGCAAATCGTAATTTTTTACCATCAGGCAATTCAATACCTAAAACGGAATTGTTTTCGTTTTTTCTGCTAAACTTTCGTGATGTAACGTTTCCGTAGGCTTTATCATAAGCTTTTATTTTAAAGCCCTTGTATTTAATATCTTCTTTGTTTTTCCTGCTTAACCATTCTGAAGTAATTTCGTGTTTAAGTTTATGGTTTTTGGTAGTGTTATATTCTTGAACAGGAAAATCCTCAAATTTACGATTTATCTCTGACGGCTTTTTAAACTTGTTTTTTATTTGTGTAAGTAAATCAGGATTTGTCTCATTAGACACTTCCGTTCTTTTCTCTTCCTGTTTTTTAACATCGGCAATTGTTTTATTTGCAACGGTTGGGGATTTCTTAATACTTGATTCTAAAATTATGGCATCAATTTCTTTTTGCAGGTCATTGGATTGTTTAACAAGGCTGTTATGTTCAGCCAGTTTAAGCGGGTGTAGTTTTGCCGGGTCGCCAAAGTTTGCTATTTCAGATTCAAGGTTTTGTTTCTGAAATGTTTTATCAAAGACCTCTCGTTTCTTTTCGGTGTCTATGTTCAGCTTTGATGAAGTGGTAATGTCATTGTATTCCTTGTAAGAATTAAGCCTAATAATGGCATCGTTTGCTTCTTCTGGACTTATATTTCCCTCCTGCTGCTCTTTGTAAACGTTTTTTTTGAACGCTTTAATTGAGTCGTCACCGGCCAAAACTGTATTAAAAACCTGCTTTGATTTTTTGTCTTCAAATTCAGTTTTATTTTTAGACATTGAAATTGCTGTCGATGGCCCAAAAGAACCTAATGCCCCTGCAATAGTTGCATTCACTATTTTATTTACAGCCTCAGGACTAAAGGCATCGGCATTAAACTTAGGGTCTGATGATAATTTGTCGTAAAGCTGTTTAGAAGATTCATCTGCAAACTGTTGAATACCTTCAGTAGCGCTTTCACCAACAACATTCTTAGCAACCTCTTTGGCTCTGTATTTTAAAGATAGTTTGGTGGCCTCCTGAGCCATTTCTTTACTTAATAGGTCTAAAGATTCTTTGGTTATATTTCCATTAATATCTCTTTCTATTTTTTTTGCAGCCTGTTTAACAGCATCTTTAAATTCAGATTTTGCTGCCTGTGCAAATTGATTTTTAAGCAACATCGCTTCCGGCCCAAAAGCAACTTCTAAAGCCGCTTGAGGAATGGCGGACACTGCGGCAAAACTATAAATATTTCTACCTTGTAACCCAGCGTCTTTAGCGTCATCTATTGATTCAGATAAAGCCATATTGTATGCTGAGGTGGCGTTTGCGGCTATTTGCTGCGCAGATGTTAATTGAGCCGCCTCAGAAACGCCTTTTGCACCTGCTGAAACAGCCTTGCCGCCTTTCATTACGGTTCCTACGCCTTTTGCTCCTAATGCGAATGTAATGACCGACTCCATTCCCTGCATTATATTTCCTGTAATGTTCTCAGCGTTAAAACTATATTTTTCAGGTTTTAGCAAGTCCCAATATTCCTTTCCTGTATAAACAGGATTAAAGTCTTTTGTTTCAAATTTAAGATACTCGGCTGAGTTTTGTAATCCTTGAGCCTTTTCGCTTGGCGAACCGGTTATAAGCCCCTGAGCCATATCCCCCAAAGCAACAGCGCCTTTTGAAGTGCCTATTATGCCATTCCATACGTGTTTTGTAAGATTCGTTATGAAATTATCGTCCTGAGCTTGTTTTTTTGTTCCCCAAACGCTAGCTATATCATATCCCTCTGGCGGTCGTTCATTGTTTGAAATAGGATTTGGGATTCCAAATTCATCAATGTAGTATTTAAATCCACCTTGCTGTTTTGGATGTTTTCCTTGTAAAGTAAGTATTGAATTATTTATTATTTCTTGAGAAGCGCCTCTTTGTGCAAGCTCTTTAAGTATTGACTTTTTCCCTTCGTTGTTTGGGTCGGCTACGTCAAATTCAAGTTTATCAATAAATTGAGATTCATCTTTAGGTTTAGCAGCGTCGCCACTTAGATTGCTGCTTAACGCTTTATAATATTTTTCATCGGTTTTACTTGACGCATTAAACGGCCTTAACTCACCTACCGGTTTTGGAGTAGGGGTAAATGGTTTTAACTCGCCTGCTGGTTTAGGTTCTGGCATACTAAAAATCTTTTTCTTTACCTACATACTTTCCATTTGAATCAAAAACATTTCCTTTTGAATCAACTTGCAATCCTTGTGTGTTTTGATTGCTTTGATAAGGATTTTTAGCAGATGGGACTAGTTTATCCACATCAACGTAAGCATTCCACTTCTGCCTTAGATTTTGGTCGTTTGGATTTATAGGAACGTGGTAACTTACATTAACGTACTTTTTAGGTTTTCCGTCTTTGTCGTATTCAGTTTCAAAAGTAGCTTTTCCAATAAAGTCAGAAGTAATACGGGCGCTTGTTGATCCCTCAGCAGCCTCGTCATCACTATCGTATTTGTCAATAATTCCTTTATTTGCAGCTACCGCTAAAGGAGTCTTAACGTTACCAAGGAACCACGTTACTCCATTCTTGTTTACAAACCTTCCGTTCGGATTCCAATCTGCACCCGTTAAATCTGTTTTAGCGCCTGAATTTCCGGTTAGTATTATTTGAGGCTTATCACCTAAAAGCTTTCTTACATCAATGTCATTTACTTGCCCTGCTTTTGTTTTTGGGTCGGTAATGTATTCAAATGGCGTGTAAGAACTTTCCTGTTTAGGCTTTTTATCATCATTGTGAAAACGCTCTCTTTGATTAAACTCTTTTTTCTTCCACTCTCTTTCCCAAAAAGCGTTTGCGTCACCAATATGGTATTCTTTATCAAATCCGGTTTTAATTAAATCACGCACATAAGAACGTACCTGTTCGGGCTGGGTTAATCCCATTTTCCGGGCGTGTATTTCAATAGAACGCCTATTGTTAAGCAATTCGGCGTTGGTTAAAGCGTCCAATTCATTATCGTCCGGCTCCGTCCAAAACTCACCAGGGTTGCCGTCTTTAGGTTTTACAACTTTGTAGTTTTTAATGTTTTTGCCAATCTCTGGAAAATACTTTCCGACATCAACTAAAGACCTTGGCCGTGTGTAAATAACAGGCTGTTCGCCTTCTGAATCGGTGCCTAATAATCCATTTGGATTACCGTACTGGTCGTAGTTCCTAAACTTTTCACCCTCTCTGTCAAGCATTTCCATATCCCATTGTTCGGGGTTTTTAACCGACTCCTGTCTGTCTTTCAAATATTCTTTTCTTGCCGTATCGGTTGCAACGGCACGTCTTACTATGTCATTGTCAACTATTTCTCTCTTTATTCTTTGAGCTTCAAGTTGCTTAATTGGGTTGTACTGAGCGTCTGGGTTTTGAGAATAAAATTGGGATAGTTCTTTAAGTTTGCCATAAGTATAATCTTTAAGTTTTTTTGAGTCGTATGGGTTTTGAACATCGGCATATTCTATTCCATCAGTAAACATTTTAGCCCTTGCCTGAGCTTCTGCGGATGCTCTTCTGTCAAGTTCATCCCTGTACCTTAAATCATTTAGTCTTTGGTCAACCTGTGTACTAACCGATAAGCCTTTTGCTGTTCCCCACTCCATTAATATTTATTTAAAAGCGTTTCCATATTTAGCGTCCCTTTGCTTCCTGTAATTCATTTCATCAGCATACCTCTTTTCTCCTATAATATTTGAAAGTCCGGTGTTCATTAATTGCCCTCCGGCATCCTGATTTTGTTGCCAACCTCTCATTTTATCGTCAAACAATAGGCGTGAATAGTTTACTTTTTGCTGATTAAGTTCGTCTAATGGCCTTTGAAGTGTGTCTGCGTATGCTTGCTTTTGGCGTTTAATGTTTTGGTCTTGCATTGAAATATCCACGCCTCTGTTAAACATATCATTAACAGCTTGTCGGTCTAAGTTAAATGCTGAGGCAGAACTTCCACCAGAATAGTTTCTGGCTGCAAACCTTCCAGCGTTATAAGCACCTAAGTTGTCTTGATTTAACTTATACATTTCAGCAGGAGATAATCCATACTTAGCTTCCATACCGGCCCTGTTCTTAATATCCCTGTTAGCATCGTAACTTTGTTGCCACGCAGGGTCTAATTCATCTATTGGTCTTTTCCCTGATTCTTTTAGCATTTTGTTACCCATATAGGTTTGAAACAAAGGCAATGCAAAGTTGGCGGCTTGCATCCAATCCATACCACCGGAGCCACCACCTGCAAGTTTTGCTAAATCATTACCCGTTTGGGTTAAATCTTTTGGTGCAGCCATTTGCTCTGCGATGTCCATGTTCGACGGTACTGATTTGGCAACCGGAACAAATGAGTTTCCTAAAGAATTTGTAATTAGATTGTTACCTGAAACAGAGAATGGTTCTGAATCCATGTTTGACATTGAAGGCGTAAGGCCCCTCATTTGGTCAACACTCAGTCCATTTGACTCAGTGGTTACTGGTGCTATTTGAGTTTTTGTACCGCTATTTTTTGACACAGGCGGTGCCTTTCTTGTTCCTTGTGGTTTAGAGCCGCTACTTGATTCTCCGTAAATAGCATCGTATAAAGCCGCCTTTTTTTGTGGACTTAAGTTGTTTTTACCATAAATTGAATCGTAAAGCGCAGCCTTTTTAGGAACATCCCCACCACTTTTAAGTTCAAGACCTCCCTCTGCGTTTGGAGCAAGTTCTTCTAATATTTCATGCCCAAGCTTATTAATTATCTTTTCCTTTTCCTTTGGAGTAAAAAGATGCTCTTTGTTTGATACTTTTACATCTTCGCCATTAGCTTGATTAAGATTGGCTTTTTTTGGAGGAGTTTTTAATACAAATTTTCTTATTGCTTTGGCTTTTTCAGCGTTTTCGGCAGGTACAACAAACGAGCCGGGTTTCACAACAGCCTTAATGCTGTCAGATTTTGGAGTTCCAGAGCCTTTAATCTCGCCACCATCTTTATACTCGTTATAAGCTCTTTCACTAAAGGCTTTTGTAAGATTGTTATTGGCTATTATACCCTGCTTCCTTTTTTCCTCTTCCGCTTTCTGTGCCTCAACCATTGCTACATTTTCATCTTCTATGGAGTTGGCATTTTTCTTAAAGTTAAACATTGTTTTATAGTCGTTAACCTTGTCTTGAAATGTTCCTGGGCCAATAGCTGTTTTAGCAAGTCCAAATGGTGTGAGTTTTTCAGCAGTGTCCCAAACTCCTGCGGCAACAGCTAAGTTTTTGTTTTTGAATTTACCTGTTTCAGGGTCAACCTTAGTGAGATAATCCATTGCTGGCGCTTGAATCGAGTTATATGCACCAATAGCAGTTCCTGCGCCCGGAACAACCGAGTTAAGAATCGGTGAGGCTGCGGAAATCATTTGGTTTGTTTGGTCGTCTTGCGATTTGTATTTTTTAAAAGGAATATCACCGCCTGCGTTATAACCTTTAATTTTTTTTGGAGGTCTTTTCATTTGTAATGTGCTGATTGACACAAAATTACAAATTTTCACGAAAAAACAATGCTTATTTACAAGTAGTTGTAAAAAAGGTCATTTTATAACTATGCTTCCTGAAATAAAGCCATTTTCAGCGTAAAGAGTGTCTAGTTTAATTGGCTCATTTTTATCTTCCCAAAATAAAAAATAATTAGCGCTTTTATTACTCACTTTACCTCGCATCCTTACTGATAACACGTCTCCTTTTTTTAGTGGAATATGATATGCTCTTGACTCCTTATATTTAAGAATATTATTAACCATGACTTCACAGCTATCTAAAAGTGTTGCGCTAAAACTAATACTGTTTCCGTACTTATCGGTGTAGATTGCTGTGTGTAAATCGTTGTTGCTGTAATACCCACTAACGTGGTAATTAAAAAGACGCTCATCTTTAATTAAAGCATTCTGTTTTGGTAGAGTTATATTTTTCTTACATCCTGTAAGAAAAATAATTGCTAGTAAAATGCGTTTCATAACGCTAATTTAATTAAATTTTAGTCCCTTTTTACTATGTTCGCTGTACAAATTTGGAAAGAACTGATTTTAAGACTTTTAAAGTTCCGTTCATGGTGGTTGGAATAGTCCAATTTTTCTTAAAAAGCCATATTTCTAAGTAATCTCCAACTATTCTTCCGGTATCTGAATAAGGCAAATTATGGCAAAGTTTCCCATCTATGTATCTGTAATTTTTATCAGTTGACCTTATGTTTAAATCGGATGCCGTATTTTCAGAATATTCAATTATTACATTTGTGTCGTAAGTTCCATTTGAATCCTGTTCTAGGCATTGGACATTAAACGGGTATCTTGTTTGCGGATTCACAACAAATCTTATTTCATTATCTACAACTTTGCCAAAAAACATATTGTATTGGTAATCCGGAACAACGCTGTCTGATAGCGACTTTGGTTGATTGTGAACCCATAGTTGGTTTGGAGAGTTTATTTCCTGCCAAAACCTAACACCACCTCCAGAATAACCGGGTATGGTATTTGGCAATCCAGAATCAACTGTTACGTTCTTAATACAAATATGCTCCGACTCTGAATAAGATACTGTTTCGCCAACGGTAAATGTGTATCCATTAATGCTACCGCTTGTTGGTAAATATTGCGTGGTGTTTTTTGGATTGTTTGATGAAATTAACATTTGGTTGTGTGTAACTGTTATTGACGGGAACCAGTCAAAAAACCCAACAAACATTTTTTTAGGATAGTAGTAAGCAATTGTAAAGTCTTTACTTATAGCTTTTAAGGAGCCATCCATTTTATAGTTCTTAAACTTAAAAATAAGATAGGCTGTTTTAAATTTTGGGTCGTATGCTCCTATTATACCAACTCCTTTTATCGGTCTGTCTGAACTGGAATCGTAAGTTGGAGAATTTAAAACGGGAGTTCCAGAGGCAATGCCTGAACCGTAAATTTCATTAAACGCCTCGTTTAAATAAGACGATATTCCTAGTGGTAAACTAACCTCGTAAACTCCAGAATCAAATACACAAATTGATTTTTTTCGCATATCAAACCAGATGTATCCAAATTCAGTTTCAGTTACAGACCATTGATGCTGCGTTCCAAAGGCTGAGCTAATTAAATCATGTCTATCAATAACTCCTCCGGTTCCTAATGCGGTAGGAGCACCATCTAATCCACTAAGAATTTGTCTTTCTAAAACAGGCACCGTGCTAGCGCCCTTATTTTGCCATACAATAACCCTATCGTCCTTTATTGCTATTTTATTTATTTCACCGACTCTCCCATCCATGTCGTGAAAATCTAACGAGCTGAATAATCTAAACGAGTCTATTGTTTCTCCTAAAAATTTTGGGCCAGCAAATCGAGTTCTGGACGGAAATCTACCAGACTTACTGTAATTTGTTGGAAGTGCTGGATAAGCAAAAGCTACTCCCTCAGAATTATAGGAAGGGTTGTAAGAAAAATCCTCAAGCCTTACATTGGATGATGTGTCTAAATAAGCAATTGCGTTTGGAGACCCGGTTATTCCATTATAAAACATACCGACATTGGATATTTTTCTTCCACGTCTTAGATTGTAGTTTGAATTACTTTCGCATGGAAAAATCCATCCGTATGAATATGTATTTCCAACGCCAGCGTTATTATCCCACAGTCCGTATCCATAATCAACTAAATTTAAATAACAATCTCCTCCACCAACCTCTACGTTATTAAATTCCAAGTAATCATAATTATTCGGGTTTCCAGTGTTGCAAGTTTCGGCAATAACTGTTGAGTTTATTTGCTGAAAGTGCCCCGTACTAATGTAAATTGCGTTTGCCATTGCATCTGCCGAACTTCCTCCGTATTGGTTCGGAACCGACTTGCAATAATTCATTAAAACCTTATTTACGTTTAACCCTGCTCCTGTTGAATATGAGGTAGACGAAGATCCATAAACATTAAAGTCAGATTCTAAAGTAAATACGTCTTTTTTTCCGCCAATAGCCTGTCTATTTGGTAAACTAGCCGATGTAGCTGATCCGCAAACAGTAACGGTGGGAGTCGAGCTGCCAGTAAGAAGTGCGTTTTGAAAATCATTAGTCCCATCAAACGCTGATAAATATTGATTTTCAAGTATCCCGGATACAAATGTTTTTATAGTTCTTTGAGGTCTTGGACTTGCAGTGTCCGGTACTTGGCAAACAAATGCTTTTGTTCCTATTCTGTCAGTGGATCCGTTTGCTCTTACGCTTACAAATCCGGCTCCAGCATCGTAGTCATACGGAGTAATCCACTGAGCTGCCTCCATATAATCTCCGGCAACGCCATAAGAGGCTTTCATGCTAGAGTTAACCAGTGAGTCTGGGCAAATGTACTGATAGGTTTTGTCTGATGCTCCATTTTTGTCCCATGCACCTTCCCACCATGAAATTGGACGAACTATGTTTGGTGTCCCTGATTCTAAAGAGCATTGAACTACTAATCCTTGTGTTATTATCTTAGGGTCTCTTGGCGCTCTTACAATCATAAACCCTCCAATTTTATCTACAAGGTCTCTTGGAATCCTTATTCCGCTAAACTTTACTAACATGGGGTTTAAGCTATAAAAATCGCTTCCGTCCCATGTAGTTTTTATCAGCAACTTATCTACGTCTGCATGAGGGAATGTAAAATATCCTAAATGTCTTGCGTAGTAAGGGATTCCTTTTTTATCAACTGGAATTATTCCAAACATATACTTTTCATTTCGCCAATAAGCTAAAGCATGATTTCTTACGGCTGCTGATTTATAATCCCAATGACAAGCATCTCCCTTTAGTTCAATGTAATCCTCCCTTCTTTGAGAGGTTCCAATTGGTGTATATTTGTTTTTTGTAACAACAGCCCTTATTGTTGGGCTTCCAGATGTAGTGTAGGTTCCAACCCCACTAACTCCAGTAAATATTTGATTAGTTGAATAAGTAACTGCATTATAAGTGACTGTTCCAGTCCCACCTACAATCCATCTAGAGTGTGGTCTAATCGAGCCAGATATTGGATTTGCTCCGGATGTTGGACTAACAGTGTTGTACACGAAATCGTTTGAGCAAGCCATTGGGTCTTGAAACGCTGGCATGGGGTATGGAAGCGCCTCAATTGTAACTCCACTAAAAGATATATCTAACTCATCTCGTTCGGTCACATTTCCAACAATCATGTAGCTCTTATTGGTGGCAAGCGTTTTAATTTTAAGGATGTGAGCCGGAAACAATGTAATATCTTGAGTCGATAGTACTCCAAGGTTTATAGAGCCATTATGCTCTAAAATCATTGAGGTTCCGGCAATGTCTTTTTTATCAACTATTGTTATTTGCCTAGGTAATTCATTTACTTGGTCAAATTCGGCACAAGCAAGTTCTACATAGTCGAACTTTTGGTCAATCCCTTCTATTGAAATTTTTACCGACTTAACACTTTGTTCTAAAGTAGTAGAAGTTCCAGCTCCAACCCAATTTTGATAACCAGAACCCCCAAAATAGGTATTGTCTTTTCCAACCTGAATAGGCGAGCTTCCATAACTCCATCCTGTTTTATATCCGCTATTAAGTCCTTGTCTGTAAAAATAAACTTTAGAACCACAATAAACAGTACCTGTTCCAAATTCAGAAAATTTCAAACTACCGGTTAATCTTTCTGGAGTCCAAGATAATAATTGATACGGAATCCTCTTAATTACCTTAGCCGTAACGCTAGGTGCCGTTAAATCGGTAAACGTTGTATTTACCCCGTCAACCGAGAATATATTCCCGCTGATTGAGCCGGTTCCGTCTGTTGGCCCGTAGTAGTTACCTGAACCTGTTGGATATTCAATAGCGCCCTCTAATACCATGTATTCGGTTCCTGAAGCGCTTGACAAAGTCGTGAGGTAATTTGTATAAACTGGGTCTGCGGTATTAAATACTCTAGGGTCATTATTGTTGTCTGAGAAATAAATTCTTTCTATTTCATCGCTTTCCATAAAACCAAAACCTTCAATTGCATGGTCTACTGAAAAGTTTAAACTCGAATCGTGATATAGTGGAGTGTATCCTGCGTTTAATTGTCCGGTTTCTGATTTAGGCTTCACTCCATTTCCATAAGGGTCATATTTTACCTCTCCTATTTCCCCAGGGGTAGTTAAAACTATAAGCCTCCCTATTGTGGAAATCATGCCTATTACTGTTGGCGGTGTTGAGAACGTTGTTTCGTCTGCGGCGTATCTTTTGTTAATTGTAAAGGTTAAAACGTTACCTAATACATCTTTAACAACAAAATTACCTCCGCTTTGTATCAAATTATAATTCTTAAGAAATCTTACAGTTCCTTTTGGTTGCAACTCTATTGAATTGTCAAGGTGTAATCCGTTTTCAAATGTGTTTACAAACTCCATGTGCCCAATACAAGCCCCCTACCTGACAACGGATTGTTAATTTTATCTACAATTAATCTTCTTTCTCCTTCAGATGGTTCTGCATCTTGCGCCCTTGCATCTGCGCATAATCTGTCCCAACTCATAAAATAATCCCTTTTAAGGCCCAAATCAGTCGAGTTCCTTACATTTCTTTCTTTGAACTTGTATTTACAAAACTCACCTATTGCTTCTAAATGGTTTTGTCCTACTTTCGGAATTCCATCTTCATCCAACTCAACTCCCATAAATTGTATGGTTATCTCCTGCCCGTCGTAATTGGCATCAAATGCCAAAAAGTTGTTTTGTATTCTGTAATTAACATAGCCATAGTTTAAACCATCTCTTGGTTTATCAACAATTAAAAATCCATTCTGCCATACAGAACTCGTTGTTGGAATGTTACATAGGTAATTATCGAATAAGTCCTGACATTCACATCCATGATTCCCCATTACGGCCATTTCTAACACCATTGCGTTACATGGCAACTCGGCCATACATTTTTCTATTTTAAGAACAGCCCATTGCCTTTTATAGCCTTTAACGCCTCCAATCTTTCTTTCAGCAAGTAAGGCCCAGTTAATAAACATGGGCTTAAACTTACTATGGTCTAGGCCAAGGTCGTCCATTAAGTTAATCAGGACGTTATTTATTGAAACAAGTTTATTTATCACTTTTGTTATATTTTACGACTTCCACGCTCAATTTTAAAATACGTATTCGTCGTGATTAATGTATTGTGAACAGCTACACGAAGTTTTTTATTAGGAAAAAATAATAAACCAGGCCGAACACTGTTTCTCATTTTAATATCATAAATAAAGTCTTTTCTATGTGAGTTAAATTTAAGTCTTACTAACCTTTTTCTTAAAACTCTTTTTGCTTTTATGAACAGTTTAAATGAACGGTGCTCTACTACCGGAACACCAACAATCTCGATGCTATTTCTTTCATCAAGAAACACTTCGCCACCTTTTAAAAGTTCTGATTTTATATGTTCTAAATACCTAAACCATAATGTTTTTATTTCGTGAATGCGTATAAGCTTACCGAACTTTTTCTTAAACTGATGCTTTATTTTTTTATGTTTAGTGGGCCAGTGAATATTACTTTGTTTTGTCATCTGCCGAATCGTTTATTTTGTCAACTTCCTGCTTTTGCTCTATTCCAAATTCAACTTTTAATATCTCAAGTTCAATCATTCGTGCCATATCGCCTCCTATTGGATATGGCTTTGTTTCTGATATTTCAGACGCTTGTGATTTTAAGTAAACCTTTCCGTTTCCAGTAAACACATTAGTTATACCGCCAGTAAAACTGTCTCCGTCGTTATAAACTACGTTGTTATAGTTGATTGTTCCAAATCTTACAATGTAATTTGTTCCGTTTGTTATTGATGTCTGTGGCTCGCTCTGAATTAAATACCCGTTTTCCGGCTTTGATAATATGGCCAAAACCCTTACTTTATTTACTTCTTTGTTAATATACATAGAGGTATTAATCCTGTCATAGTAACTGAATTTACTCCTTATGTGTTCTTTAGGTATGTTGGCCCATTCTGTCATTGGGAAAAAAGTAAACTCATTGGTTCCTCCAACGGTTAAAACGCTAAATACACCAAGGTCTGCGCCATCTCTTGTTAAACTAACAACATTAGGAATAAAACATTTGGAAATATTTGAGCAATAGGTAGTCAGGTTTACATCGTCAGGAAAATTAACTTTATGGCAAGGTAAAAGCCCAAGGTCAGATAGCCAAGACCTGTCAATCTTTTTTTCTTCAATAAACTTAGCAATAATAAACTGCTCCCTTACTTGGTCAACCTTACTTGATAGCCAGTCCTCATCAGGCCTGTCTTCGTCAGTTCTGCTAAACTTAAGCAGGGTGTTTAGTATGCTATCTACAATTGATTTTTTAGTAGTGTAATTCATTTATAATCAGTCGGTTAAAATTACACAAAATTTTAGACTATTGGAAATCAGATAATTATAATTCGTTGATTATCAAAATTATAGTTATTTTTGTCTGACATTGTCTTACATGGAAATTAAAGGTACGGTTGAATTTGGAATAAAAATCGAGGAGTCTAACTACGAAATAACATTCTCGCAAACATTTGATAATGAGCTTGCTTCATTAATGATAGCAAGGGAGTTGGCAAAAAAATCTAAAGCTAATTTGATTGAAATGGTAAATATCAGCCGTAATAAAAACATGGCAAAGGACAGGCTTTCCAAAATTACTATTTGCGAGTATGCTCTTGGAAAATTAATAGAATCCTACATAGAGATTAAAAAATTAGATAATGAGTTACCTGTTTTACATAGATCCGAAGAATAACATTGTATTACATCCTGATTGCGTAAAACTATGCCCTGAGCTATCCGGTTTAGATGAGGACGAGACTGTTTTTATAATAAAAGCCTTTGACAATCACAGTCCACTACGAAGATACCCTGAGCAAGACAGGGTTAGGAGGGCCATGTTAGAAGTATGGAGGGACAATAAGCCTAAAATACTTTCCGCTATTGAGAGTAAAGACCCTCATCACAGGATAAATGCAGCGATAGCAGCCTATAAAATGCTTCAATACGATAGGCGTGTAGAACTCATAAACACCTATCAGGAAACAGTTGAACAAATACAGTCCACAATACACGCAGGCCTTAACGACAAAGACATGGACTCAAAGCTTAAAAACATTAAGAGGCTCCGTGACGACATAAAGGCTTTAGAGGCTGAGATTTATGAAGGCATACTTGATGACGGGCCTTTAAAGGCAAACAAAGACTTGTCCCTGATTGAGATTCTGCAAAAAGACCCTGTTCAGTGGAGAAATATAACCAGCCGTAAAAAATGACACCAAAACCACCGTTTTTAAAAGGTAAAGGATTTAATCCAATGCCGATTGTTCGTGGCGGAATCCCAAGATTTGCTGATAGCGCTAATTTCCCAAAAGTAATTGGAACCCCTGAGTGGGAAGCCTATTGGATTGAGCAAATATACTACTGCAAAAACGGTTATCAGACAGGGGGCATATTCCTTCCTGGCAGATACTATTATTATCTGAATTTTAACCACATGGCCACAGTTAACGGCATAATAACTCCGGATATGGTTGACCTACATCTTGAAATGTCATACATAATTGATTATGTTGTAAATCATGGATTGGATTTTATATGTGCCAAGAAGCGTAGAGCAGGGGTATCAGAGTTCTTTCAAAAGGCCAAAATAGATTACGATTACAGGTTTAACCCAGGATTTAAGTCAGGAATAGCTGCCGGACAAGAGGAATACGTAAAGGATTTCATGCAAAAGTGGAACGACGGCGAAAAAGGACTTCCACCAGAATTGAGGCTAAAAAAACTTAAAGACAATAAAGATGAAGTAATTGCCGGTTATCAGTTTAAGGCAGATGACGGAGATATGAGGAAAGGAGGTTCAGGAAGTACTATTTATCTGGCAACCATGTTTAAAAATCCGGCCTTGTTTAAAGGCAAGTTTTTAAATACAGCAGTAGGTGAGGAGTGTGGTGAGTTTGAAAACCTTAAGAAATTTAAGACTGCAACAGACGCTTGTTTAAAAGACGGCTCCATAAAAAAGGGAAGCATGTTTCTTTACGGTTGCGTTTGCGCTGGAACAAAAGTATGGGATAATAAAGGGAATTTAATAAACATTGAAAATTTGGTTCAGGAAAACGGCATACTTGGCTTTTCTGGAACCGGAATTAGTAAAGAGGGTATAAGCTGGATTAAACCGCCAGCAAAAAAACCATGTTATAGAATAACAACTTCTGGAGGAAATGTGTTAGAATGTTCAGAAGACCACCCATTAATGTGGACAAAAAGAATGTGGGTTAACAAAGATAGGGTTAAAAAAACGACGTTCAAAAGAGCAATGAATGTTAAGGTTGGAGACCAGCTAGTGTTAATTGATAAGGTTGAAGTCTTTGGCAATAAAAGCATGTGGAACCCTAGATTTATAGGGATGATGATAGGTGATGGAAACATTACCGTTAACGGAAGTCCTAATATAGGTTCTTGTGATAAAGGAGTTCAGGATTATATTGAAAGAACATTTGAATATTCAGTAACTAAAACCTTCCAAACAAAAGATGGCAGAGAGTACAAAAACTATACAATAAGAAAAATAATACCTTATTTAAAAGAATCTGGCATTTACGGCTTAGTTAAAGATAAAAAAAGACTTCCACGAAATATTAGCGAATACGACAGGGAATCTCTTGCCGAATTAATTGGAGGGTATTTTGATACTGACGGAAATGTAAAATATCACAAGAAAAGAGGATTTTCAATTGTACTAACATCCGCAGTAATTGAACTTTTAACAGATGTAAAATTTCAGCTAACAAAATTTGGAATTGGAAGCACCATAGTTAAAGAATACAGGAGTGAAAACAATTCCGGATATGGTAGTAAAGACCACATATATAGGCTTTATATTTCAAAAACAAAATCAGTAAATCTTTTCAGAGAAAATATTAAGTTTTTATGTGAACACAAGCAAAATGCGCTAAATATAATTGACATTAAAAGAAATGGAAGAATGTCAAGTGAGAAATACGCTTTTGAGTTAAATGAAGAAAATAACAAAGGAGAGTGTTATGTTGGAATGAAATTTATATCTGGTCTAAGATATGAAACAGTAACTAATATTGAGTTTATAGGAGAGCAGAATATATATAATCTAACAGCCGACACTACGCACACTTATTTGGCTAATAATTTTGTTACAGGAAATACAGGCGGAAACATGAATAAAGGTTCTAAGGACTTCGAGGAGTTCTTTGTAGAAGCAAAAAAAGGAAACAACGACTTCTATCCATTTGAAATATTAGCCCCAAGATTCCACAAGCCTTTCTATGGAGGATGCTCAATACAAGAGCCTGTAATACCAAACTTAATTAAAGATAATAAAGAATATGAACTTTTAGGAGTAGAGGACTTAAAGGCTGCAACAGATTCATTAATAAAAGAAAGGGAGGAGATACTAAAATCAAAAGACCCTGAAAGGTATCAGGAACATCTTAAGGATTATCCAATGAGCACCGAAGATATATTCCGTAAAACAATACGGAACGTGTTTGAAACAGAGATAATGCAAAAGCAAGCCTATGCCATATCATCGCTTCAAAACAATATGTATTTCAAGGTTAAGTTTGAGTTAAAAAAGAACGATAAAGGGGAAATAATAACGCCAGAAGAGCTTGAATTAGTCATGCAACTAGATTCCGTTCCCGAAGAAGAATGCGTTTTAATACACAAGGACTATTTAAATCCAGATTTTAGTTTTCAAAACCTTTTTTGCGCTGGCATTGACTCTTATGACCAAGATAAAGCCAAAAGTTCTAAATCAAAAGGTGCTATGGTAGTTTTAGCCCGTAGAAGTCCTATTCAGGGAGCCATTCAGAGAGGGCCGGTTGCGATAGTATTTTGCAGACCGCATCGCAAGGAGATTTTTTACGAAATGTGCCTTAGAACGGCTATTTTCTTTAGATTAAACCAATCTGTGTTAATTGACTTGGCAAACAAGCTAATATTCAAGTATTTTCAGGAAAGAGGTTACTCAAACCTGCTGGCTTACAGGCCAAGGAAGTTTGAAAAAGAAGATTCGCAACAAACAGAACTTTACGGGTTTCAAATCAACAACCACTCAAAGCAATTAATGGTTGGATTGATGCAGTCTGCTGTTAATGAAGATTGTGACCAGATATGGTTTGGGGAATTAATAAACCAACTTCAAAATTACGATGAGGTTGAAATAGGTAGTGATAACGACTTGGCCGATGCTTATGGCATAGCCTTAGTACAGGACGTGTCAGAAGAGGTAAAAGCACGAAACATTAAAGATTATACGGATAAAAACGTATTTCAAACAGTTGAATGGATTACGGATAGTAACGGAAACAAAGTGCCTTTAGAACACGATAACGTTAAGGAGTTGTTTAAGTTGAAAGAGCCGCACAATACGCATGAAAGGTTTTTAAGGATTTAGTTAGTTTTAATACGAAATCAATTACATAACATTTATACCTTAAAACAACAATTTTTTAGCCGACATTTCAGCTTTTAGTTTTTTCTTTTTATTACCTTTTCTGTCCTTTTTTTTACTGTTTATTTCCTTTGAAGATTTAATTTTGCCGTGTGTTCTTAAAACTCCTAAGCCACTTATGTCAACATAAACCTTTCTACCTTTAACATTTGATGTTATAACATTACAAATACTCTTTATTACAAAGGCGGACTCTGCTTTACTAAACTTATCAGATAGTCCTTCAGGTATGCTTACTTTGTTTTTCAATCAATATAAACAACCTCATCTAAATTAATAATCAAAAGTATGTTTCCATGTTCATCTGAAAACACTTGAAATTTACTACGGCCTTTAATTACACGCTCTCTTATTGCTTCGCCAATTTGCTTTACGACTTCTTTAGTCATCCCGTTTTTAAAATAAATTGTCATCATCTTACCCATTAACTATTTTATCAAACGCTTCATCTACTTTTTTAATCGCTCTTTTGTTGTTATCAATTCTGTCTGCCCTTTTTTTATCTTCAAAACCCGGAATATAAGGGGTTATATAGTTGCTTGGCGGAACAATAGCGTTAATAAAGAACTGGTCAACGTCGTGGTAAAATTTTCCATTGTGACTAAGTCCCAGATTCGATTCTTTTCCGTAACAAACCCTCATTCCTATTTTTATATCTGGGTTAACTAAAGAGCCTTTTCTGTAAACAATGCCAAGCTTTGAATTAGCAACATCTTTTGAACCCGGCATGATTATTCCTGATACCGTCACTTGCTCTTGTTGAGAGCATTCGAGTATTAAAACTCTGTTGCCTAAAGGTATATAAAGCCCCTCTGGAACACCTTCAAATGAAGGGTCAATCATGCACGGGTCGTTTAACTCTTGTTCAACTGTTATAGGAATAACAGGATTCGATTGTTTTTTTGTTGGTTTAACTTGCTTTTTTTTAGTCGCCATATTTTTTTGTTTTTATTATTAATTCAACGTCAATGTTATACATTTTTGCAAGAAACAGTATCTGCTCCTCGTTTAAGGCACCTCTCCTGTAAGGATTTGATGTGTAGTAGTTAACAGCCTGCCTTGTGAAGCCATTATCTCCTGAAAGTTCTTTAGCGTTGTCAGCAACTTCTTGCTGAGTTAGATTAAGTTCTTTCCACCTATTCTTTAATTCCTTATGGAGGGTTTTTGAGTCTTTTATTATTGAACGAATCATTTGCCATGATAATTAAAACGGTAAATCATCGTTATCCATGTTTCCGTGGTCATATCCGGTTGTTGGATTGGCTGTTGCTGCGCTATGATGTGCTGGCAAATCAGCCCCCTCTTTTTGGATATTCCACGCCTCAATGGTGTTGAAGTACTTTATACCTTGTGGCCCATACCACTCACGTCCACGCAAGTTAAATCTTACTATAATATGCTCACCTACATTAACATTGTCTAACACCTTACACTTTTCCTGTGTCAATTGAAATGTTATTTGTTGCGGGTAAGGTGTATTAGATTCTGTTGTTAAAACAAAATCACGTTTTTGAAACTTATCACTCACTTTTTGAGTGTCATACTTTAGTTTTAGTATTCCTGATATTTCCATTTATTCTCTATATTTTATTTTTGCTAAATCAAAAAATGCGGCAACATCTTCTTTTGTAAAAGGCTTCGGCCCATTTCTTCGTAGTTTAGCGTTCATTAATCCTAAACAAAACTCTTTCTCTTCTAAAGAGTTAAACTTATAATCACAATAAATTAACTCAGCGCCATCGCATGGTTTAAGTATTTCATTCATCATTTACTATGTTTAGGACATAAACAAACTCCTTTTTTTACACGCCAACCAGTTTTATAGAAATGGTCAACGGCCTCAGTAGCGGCTTCGTTTATAGTCATTTTAGATTTACAGCCTTTTTCCTGACACTCTATTATACTTACTTCAGTGCAGTAATTGATTAATTGTATAGACTTACTCATTTTTTTAGATTATCTTTTACCTTTTGTTTAATATCATTGTAGTTTTTAGTTAACTGCGGGTCTGCTTTGTACTCTTTAAGCTTTTCTGTTACTACTAATATTGCGTTATCAATAGCGGTACAAGATTTATTGTGGTATGCAGCTAAAACCTTATAAGGAAGCTTTCCTTCCCATAAATCAACGCAAATCTTGTATGATAAAGCCCTTGGTAAAAAAAACTCAGGTTTTCTTCCTGCTTTTATAAAAAATGTAAGCCCCATTCCAAAGTGATTTGCTGATATTTTAGTAACCAAATCTATAAACTGCCACTGCCTATCCCTTAGAGCCTCTTCGCTACTGTCAACGTTGGAAATCTTCTCTGTAAGTATGTATCTTTTTTTTATCTCCTCTATAACACTTATAGAGAGCGCCTCAATGTTTATTATTTGGTCGGCCATTATATAGTTTAATTTTTATAGATATAGGAGCTTGTGGCAAATGTAATACAATGTTTGACGTTTTGCAAATTTGTTTGCATATTTGTAGAAATTAAAAAACAAGAGAAATGCCAAGAATCCAAAAAAATATTTTTTTTATTCAAATAATTATTATTAGTTTTGTGAAATGATTTCAAACATAAATATTAGAACGTGGAATAAGGCAGTCACTATGGAAGGGGATTGTTTTAACGAGGCTATATTTATTTGATTGATTAATCACAAAGAAATTTAAAGCCTCGCCTACAAAGTGAGGCTTTTTTATTTTACGTTCTTTTTCGGGAGTGAGCTACGGGTAACTGCGCTTAGGTCAGTAATGATTGCTTGGAACTCCCTTTTTAGCTGATTACGCATAGATGGCGATGCGCTTGCCTTGTAAGCAAGAAACGTGGGGTTCGAGTCCTCAAATCAGCTCTGCGGAATGTCAGAAGATGGTATCTGGTGGGTCTCATAAACCTATGCGAAAGCCTCACGGGTTCGAGTCCCGTTTCCGCTACTACGGTAAGTAACCCCTCTGCCTGATACGCAGAATAAAGGTAACTGGTTGAAAATACAGGTTCAACTCCTGTCTTACCGACAAAATGCCCAGTAGCTCCAATGTAGAGCAAGTCGCTGTTAACGACGAGGTTTGTGGTTCAAGTCCACAATGGGCAGCAAGAATAAAGATACGTCAATATCTTTTATTTTGGAGAACAACAAAATAAAACTATGTAATTAGTTGCATAGGACAAGGAGTGGTTAAAGGCCATGAAACATCTGACTAATAAGGTGTAAAGTTTGTAAAAGCCTTGCTCATAAATAAGTTGTTCTCCACGCAATTAGGGATATAGGGCTAATGGTTAGGCCGCCTCTCTGTCTAAGAGGATTTCAAACGGGTTCGACTCCCGTATATCCCGCAAATACATCTAAGGCTATGGTAGCCAAGTCGTCTCCAAAACGACAGGACAGAGTTCGATTCTTTGTAGGTGTGCAATGTTAAACTATCCATGCAAAATAGGTCAGGAAAGTAGATGTAAATCTACCGGGTGCGAATGGAAAAAAGCATTTAATGGTTATTGTGGATTTAGACCTTCGTCTTTAGAAATAGAATTTAGAGAGCGAATAAAAAAAGTTGAATTTAAACCACAAAACATTAAAGTAAATTTTGAGATTATAAATGAAGAAAATAATCCGCTAAGGGTGCTTAATAAAGATAATTGGATATCAAAAATAAAAGTGAAATTATGAAAACAAAAAATATTGAGGAAGAGGAGATTAAATGCTCCGTTCTTCTAAAAGGCCAGGAAATTACACTTTCAATGTAACAATAGGGGTTCGATTCCCCTACGGAGTACTAAAAAGCAGGTGACGCATAAATGGTGGTGCGCCAGTCTTCCAAACTGGAACAGAGCGAGTTCGATTCTCGCTACCTGCACACAATCTCTTGTAGCTCAATTGGTGGAGCAGCGCACTCATAATGCGAAGGGTTTTGGTTCAATTCCAAACGAGAGAACAAAACGGGGGTGATGACAACGGCAGTCCGTTTGATTTGCAATCAAAACGCTTGGGTTCGATTCCTCTTTCTTCCGCAAAAAGGGATAACTGCCAGGGCAGCAAGGATGGTCTGTAACACCAAACCTCATGGAGTTCGAGCCTCCTCTATCCCACAACCTTAACTAAAAGCGCCAATACCCCCCCCCGCGCGAAACATAATAATCCCAATACCCGACGCGAAGCGTCCAAAATTTTTTTCCCAATTTTTTTTCATCACTCCCAATAACCAAATCACCCCAAGAAATCACCACAGGGGGCTTCAAAACGAATTAACTCACCCCGAAACTATATTACGCCGCCAAAATCCATTTGCTACGCTTAAAACCGCCTTAAAATGAGCCAATACAAAAAGTCCCGCCAAATATCACTCCCAGTCAAATCAGATTAAACCTGCCCGAAGCCTAATAGACACGTACAAACCTTAGAATCATTGTATGAATGTGTGATGAGACCCATATGGGGTGTTTCTGAAATTAAAAGTCCGAACCTCGCACCGGGGGCCTTTTCCGAAAACGTGATTTTCTGAAAATAAAGTCGTTGGCAAAAATAACTCGTTTGCAAATTAAACACTATATTTGCGACCTATGACTAAAGACATTGAGATAATACCGGTATTCAAAGCCAAGCAGAAGCCAGGGCCTAAGCAGAAATTTAAAGAAGCAAGTAGTACGGTTGCATTAAGAGTGCCAGCAAGTAAACACGATTATTACAGCGATCTGTTTAATAGTATCGTAATGGAAGACGAAAAGAAACGTATTGATAATCAGCAAGTTATGTAAGCACTTGATTATCAACGTGTTTAATTTAGTAATTCGTTTGCAAATTAATGTTTAATGTTGTATCTTTGTAGAGGCAATAAAGCCGTATTAAAAAACTTATCAAACATGAAAACTACAAACGATTACAAACAGCAAGCGATTGACTTTTTAAAAACAACCGGCACAACTTTTAAAGCTGAGTTATTAAGGCACGGCAAACACTTTGAAAACGACAAGCAAACACGGGATATTTACACAATTACATTAACAAGAGGTTTCAGAATATATAAATTTAACTTTGGGCAGTCGGTTAATTGCAGTGGTGAGGCTCAACTGGTTGAGCATTTAAGAAACAAAATAATTGCTCAACCTCTCATAAAAAAATATGGTAGTAATTACGCATTTAATCTAAAAGACCGTAACAGTATTATTTTTTCAACCTCCTTAAGGGAAAAAGATCTGCCTAAAAATCCTAATTTTTCAATCCCTTCTGAATACGACATTTTGGCCTGTTTAACTAAATACGACCCCGGAACATTTGAAGACTTTTGCAGTGAGTTTGGATATAACACAGACAGTATCAGTGCCGAGAAAACTTATAAGGCTGTTTGCGATGAATGGCTTAATGTTTCCAGACTGTTTAACGATTCAGAAATAGAACTTTTACAAGAGATTCAATAATCTTACCTTACATTGAGGTTAACTGACGAGCTTTAATTAAGCGAAACGGGCTTAAAACACCCGTATTAACCAAATAAAACTTACCAATTATGAGTACAAAACACACGCCCGGAAATTGGGTAAAAGGAACAAACACGTCAAAACTGGACTGGATGCAAATATTTTGCAATGGTAAAATGATTGCAGAGGTAAAAGAATTGAGTAAAAAGGGCGAAAGAAAAGCGATTGACTTTGAACAGGAAGGAGCAAACGCCAAACTAATTGCCGCCGCCCCTGATTTGCTGGAGGCGTTAGCCGAGGCCATACAACACGTAGATTCTAAATTTTCACCAGTATTAAAAGAAAAATGTTTTAACGCAATTAACAAAGCAACACTTTAAAACTTACCACAAATGAAAACTTTTAGTCGTACCTATTTGCCGGAAACCATTAAATACAATGGTGAAATTTACCACAAAAACGCAGCCATAAGCGGTGCTATGAACGCAAACAATACAAGCCTTAATACGATTGCCGCCAGTCTTAAAAAAGAAGGTAGAAAGGCTATTTTAGTTAATTGTCTGGCTCAAAATTTAAAAGGCAAAACCGATTTACACGGTAAGCTATACCAGCCAACAAGACATATTTACACAACCGAAAGCGCTAAACTGATTTAACCGCCTTGGTTCCCTTGGTAAGTTTCCAAGCCTTGACTTTCTCATATTAGGGTAGGTGAAGCCCTTTTTTAACATAATATTTTAACTAACATGAAAAAATCAAACTTTATACCCCTAATGGAATCTATTACCGGCAGAGACTATATATAAAGCAACTGAAGCAATTAAAAAAGCAACTAAATAACCAACCTTAAAAACTTATCAGCAATGGAAAATAACGAGCCAAACAAAATAATTAAGTCAATCAATAAAAGACTTCAAAAGCTGCATAAAGATAGCGGCGGGATGTCGGATAAATACAACTGGAAAGAACACGAGGTAATTAAATCCGACTTTACAAAACTAATCCAATGCGCCGGAGCAATTGAGGTAATGAGTAAAAACAGCCTTATTTTAACAGTTGCCCTGCAATCAAAATTAAGGGCTATTCCTGAACACAAGTTTTACATTCTGTTTTCAAAAGCCGCCGAGTATTTAAAGCTAACACCGGAACCTATTTAACATAATGTTTAAGGCTGTATTCGCAAATATGCAATACTGCATCGGGAGAAAACGGCAAAACCGTTGCAATTATGCAACACTATGCCAGCTTTTCAACCTCAAACGAACCAATATACAACCCGACGCCGGTATATTTTAACATTTTGGCGACCTGGATAAACGTAAAATCACCAGTTTTTGATAGTCGGTAGTAGGTTGCCCGGTCAATATTTAACAATTTAGCTAATTCAGCCTTATTTTTAGACTTAGATTCTATCAAATTAATCAATTTTCGCAATTCTGCAATACTCATACGGGCAAATTTCGCATTTGTGTAGCAGATTTGCAACACTTTAAACAATTAAACCATGGAAAACGACGCCACAAAGTACAGAATAAGAACACAAGACGGTAAGATTTTAAACGCCGGATCAGACTCACCCAGCTGGTTTAATCTCGATAAAGCCCGTGAATTAGTTAATTACGACGACGGCCAAACAATAATTGAGCACGATGGTTTAAACGTGCTTTGGGAGGTGTTTTAAACCGTTCCCACATCGTTTACAGGGTTTTCTACGCCATTAGTGGAATCTATACCGGCCCGAAACTCCTTAAACTTTTCATCGCTCAGTTTGCGAACAAAATCTATACGATTCCAATCATATTTTGGTTTTCTTTTTTTAGGTTTTCGTTTTTTTGTGTACCTGGATGGGGTGAGACCTTTTGCTTTTCTTAGTTTGATGTGGTTTAAGAATTCGTTTATGTTTTGAGTTGAGTTAATCCAATCGTGGTAGAATGCTGGTAGTACTACGTTAGGGTTGTATGAGTATTGGGGGTTTATTAGGAATGAGTTGTGGTTTTTGTTTTGTTTTAGGTGTATAATTAGGTTGTTGTTTATAAGGGAATCAAGTACCCGTTTTAGGTTTCTGTGTGTTTTTGGTATTTTTTTTTGTGGTGTTATTGGTATTATGTCGGAGTAGTGTGTTTTAGCCAGAGTGTAGGCTTTATGGAATTGGAACAGTGTATTTCTTCCTATCCTTATGGAGTTGTCGTTTTTTGATTGGTAGATCAGGAAGTAAAATAGTGATAGTTCATTTCTTGACAGGATAAATGATATGTTTGTTAGGTGTTTAGTGAAAGTCCTGGTAGTTGATTGCTTTTTTAGTTTGTTCAGCATAGTATTACGTTGCTAAGTTACTGAAAGTCAGTGTTATTGTGAAATTTATTAATGGTTTTGAGTTTATTTGTTGTTTATTTGTTTTAAGTTGCTGATTTACAGCGTTTTATATATACTAAACTGACTGTTTGTTTGGCTGCTTGTTGTTGGTTTTCGTGTTTATTGTTGGTATTGGCTGTTATGGTATAGGGTATAAATAGGGTTTTTTTAATTGATTTAATGGTTGTTTTTGTGCTGTTCGTTCATGGTGTCATAATAAATAAGCTATCGTCAGATTGGCTTATTTTGCGTTTAATTGGGTTAGGAGCATGGTTGTTTCAACCAGCTTACCGTTTATTAGTTGTTTGTATGGTTTTGGCTGGTAATATCCCATTTTATTTTGTTTTTTTAATTATTCCAAATATTTGACAAATTATTCAAGTTTTCCGGTTTTCCGGCTGCTATGTTAACAGCAATAAACAATCCGCCTGTCTATAAAAGACTAATATCAGACTATAATGGAAAGGTATTGCCATCTAACGATGAAATGTTTACTAATTTACTAATGGCAAATTATGGAATGATAAAAAACTCAGCTGAAGCTGCCGTAAAAGTATTTACTAGAAACGCAAAAAGCCTTGGAATTATAGACCATACGAACAGATTAAGATACTTACTGCCAGTAATTAACAACAATACCAGCCATATAAACCAAGAAGCTCAAAAACTGGATGATGGAAAAACATTTCAAAAACCCCCAGTCATTGATGATAATATGTTCGAGCAACCAATAGATTTGGGAGAAAAAACAGCTTATTTAAAATACCCTAGGAATATAACAACTGATGAAATAGAAATTCTAAAAATAATGTTAGATGCTACAATGACCGCTTTATCAGCCAGAAAAAAGAAAGCAGAAATTAAAAACCCTGCCGAAGCAGGGTCAATAATAATAGCCATTTAGCATTTGGTCGATGCGCTCACTCGTAACCGTGACTGGGGCTGAGAAAGGGAGGTTCGATTCCTCCAATGGCACAATTTCAAAATATTCCGTTTACTTGGCGGTTTACGGGTAGTCAATCGGGCACATCATTAGAGTTGCGGATTGACGACAGGCGGTTCATTTACCGCCTGTTTTCATTTACAAAACTACTAAAAATTTAATAATTCTGCAACTGTAATTTCAAGCCCTTTAGCAATCTTAACAATAGTGCTATATCTTAAATCAATTCCCTTGCCACCTATTTCAACGGCCTGACTAAGGCTAATTTCACAGGCATCGGCAAACTTTCTTATTGATAATTCCTTTTGCTGCCTTATTCCGTCAATCCGGGCGCAAAGTTCCTTAACCTCTTTAGTGGCTGGTTTCTTTCTTGGAACCCTGGATTGTTTAACGGTGCGTTTGGCCATGCTTCAATATTCACAATTATTTGTTTGAAAAGTGTAACGTAATTACGATACGAAGCGTAAAAAGGCAGTATTTTTGAGATATGAGCGAAAACACGATTAAATCATTAAACCAACTTTTTGAAGTTGTGCCACCCACTGAATTAAAAGCACATGTTAATACGGTTTTCTTTCAGTATTTAGAGGGTTTACAAACTGACTTAATGCCAACTGATTTTAAAGAAGTGTGCGAAAGTGTAAGACTCTTATTAAAGTTTTTGGAGGAGTCCGAAACCTGATTTTTTTTATTGCATTTGGTCTAACAGGTATATAGTTACCGAATTAGCCGATATGTATGGGGAAAATACTATAAAAGGTGTGCTAATTTCTGAACTTTGCCAAAAATACAAACTAACTAGGTTAGAGGCTTACGGTCTAATAGAACACTTGGTAGAAAATGGATATATAAAGGATAAGATTACGAGCAATAATAGGGCTACCATAGAAATAACTCTTAGTGGAACGGTTTTCATTAGACAGGGTGGTTATTTAATTAAGTTATTCTACGACATAATAATATTGTCGTTTAAAGCCTTTTCTTCAATATTTTTCGTTTTTGCATCCGTTTGCGGAACATATCTAGGATTTCAAGAATTCGATAACGACAAAAAAGAAAGATTATAACTAGATAGCATAAAACTATCAGAGAAAACATTACAGAGAGAAATCCAAAACCTACGGCAAAAAATAACCATATTTGAGAATTGTGCGAACGCAAGTATTCAAAAAAAGAATTAATCATTATATTTAAGTATTATTGGTCGTTTTTGGACGTTAATTAATTGTTTGTGGTGATGCTATTCTTAAATACCGGATAGGCAGCAAACAGCCAGTATAAGCGTTCTTACACACGTCTGGCATTAGCCTAAAGTATTTATCCCGAAGCTTCTCGCTTCTAAAAGGTGAGGGTAGATGTTCCTGCCCCCGGGTTAATATTTGATTCATCTTATTCATTGTGGTTCTACTCCACAGGGTAATTGTTAAATCGAAACTGAGACACTACCAAGTTTTCCGGTTTTCCCGGACGGGTTAGATTTTGTATTTATGTTTGGGTATATGTAATTTACTTCTTCTTCTAAGCACCACAGGTAATTTATTTTCACGGTTTCATTTGAATGGGTAGA